AATAATTTGAATTGTTGAATAATCTTCGCTATCACCACGAGACACGTCAATACCCATAATATATCTATGACCCTCAATTGGTTCTTTCCAAATCCAAAGTGAGTTACCCATAAGTTTTGAAACTGGATCTAATAAACAATCATTTTTTATTTCTTCAAGTTGTTTGTTGTCAAATACGTTGTCACCTGAACCTAAGAACTCACAATTTAACTCTTGGTTAATTTTTCGTTTGTCGTATTTAAGTTTTTTAACCATTTTTTCATACCAAGAAGAACATGGTTTGTATCCCTGTTTAAAAAAATGTTTTAGTTCTTCATAATCTCTTTCGTATGGATCTGTATGTGAAAGAGAAATATTTTTTGATTCATCATATTCTTCACGATTTAAAAGATAGTGAACCAAATCTTCTGTTGGGACCAAATATAGGTCTTTTGTATATCTTGGGTCTCTATACCAAAACATTTCAGAAATTTTAAATTGGTTCATTCCTTTTAACGCTTGATCGTAAATGTCGTGATATATTGGGTCATATCCGTTTGGTGTTGATATTACAATTACCTTACCACCCGTAGATAGGGACGCCATACAAGCAGCCCAAAAATCACCATCGGCTTCAATAAACGCCGCCTCATCAAAAATAAGAATTGTTGGTGTAAATCCACGAAGGGCATCTTTTGATGTTGCAACCGCCTTAACTTCAGATCCATTATTTAACTTATAGTGTCGTTGTGAATTTTTTTCAACGGCAAATCCCGCACCAACCCAAGAAGGCCATTGATCAACAAACGCCCTAATTTTATTTGCCATCTCCATTGATGTATCAAGTTTGTTGGCAATTATTAGAATTTTTTCAGGTTGTGTTTTTTTGGCAAATACCAATCTTTTTGAAATCCAAGCGGCCGTTACGGTTGTTACTCCAGCTTGACGATATTTTAAGGCAATATTTTCCTCAAACTCCTCGTAGTCATGTAATAATGAAACTTGATCAGGAAATAGTTCCAAAGGAACATATTTTGATACGGTATTATCGTATGTTTGTAAATACGATCTAAGTGCGTATGGAGTATCTCTCATACACTTTGCATATTCAATTAAAACTTGTTCTTTAGATAACCCCATATTATATAAATATCAATTAGGGTTTTTTATTGTGAATACTATTTTTTCCCAATAGAAAACATTTTTCCTATTGGTAATTCCATAGGTGCTTCTTGAGAAAACATTGTTAATTTTTTTGGTCTACGGATAATCATGGAATCTGATTTTTTAGATTTTTTTTTAATCGTATTAATCAAATCTTTTTTGGTCATTTTTGGTTCAATATTATTTTCAATAATATTAACAATTCTATCTTCTAAAAATTTTTGTAAATTTTCGTTTGTTTTTTTCTTTTTATATTTTACGGTTTTTTCGGGGTGAATTTTTTCTGGCATTTTTTTGTAATCTTTTTTGGTTGTTGAATCTGAAAATTCTTTTGCCATTTTACACCACTTACATTTTTTGTCAGAACATTTATTACAACGAGCCCAAAATAATCCTTGTTGAGCTTTTGATTCGAATTTTTCGTTAATTTCAGATTCTGCCATACCCATCATTGATCTATTTTCACCTGAATCATCACCCATACCATCATCTTGCATAGATGTTTCATCATGTGGTGCTTGTTGACCTGTATATTCTTGTGAAACGTCTTTTGAAAATACATTTTGTGATGTTACCGAATCTTCTTCGTCTTCTCTAATCTCACCTTCAGTTGGTGTCGCTTTTATACCTGTGTTTGTTTTTTGAATTACCATTTTTTTACCAGGAACTTCAGGTATTGTAGTTCCTTTTTCTAAATCAGCATTTGGTATGTCATAACTAGTTGTTATTTTTTGTGTAACAGCTTCTTTAGTTTCCTTTTTCTTAAGTTTTTTAAACTTTTCAACTAACAAACCAACTTGTTTACTAGACATTGAACTAATGATTCTTGACGACAATCCATTCTCAATTAAGAATAAAATATTTTTTTTAGTTTTCATAAACAACCTTTTTTTCAAATTGTAATACTATATCTCTTTCATATAGTTTGTTTTTAACATCTTCTTCTTTTTCACCAAAATGAAACACCAATCTTTTCACCAAAGAAAAATCAATATTATCAGTTTCTTTTTCCCAACCCAAAGCAATAACACCATCCATAGAGTCAATTAACGAAAATACGTCCGAATCTTGGACAAGATCAAAACCAATTTCTTCGTTGATCATTGTCCCGACTTTTTTAACATATTCTAAATCTGGAGGTAAAGGATAACCGTTTGCAGGTTTTGATTCCCAATTTTCACCAAACACTTCCAAAGTGTCTGAGAAAATAAACTCATATATATTATCTCCCTTATAGTTAGGGCCTAAACCGTTAATATAAATCAATTGATTCATATAATTTCTCCAGTTTTTGTAATTTTAACTTCGTTAATTCCTTCTTTAAAAATTAGATTTCCTTTATTAGAAATACCAAAAAGTTTTACTCTTGGGTTTTCTCTAACATAATCCAAAGCAACATCTAATTGATTTGTAGATTCAGAAAGACGAATTATATTTTCTTTATTTTGTTTAAATAATAGATTTGTTTTTCTTTCTTTTCTTTTTTGATATTCGTTATCATCGTTTTCGTTTAATAAAAAATATTTTGATAAAACTTTATCTACAGTAGATTCAGAAAAAGTGCCATGTTCAAATCTCTCAACATCGGGGTAATTTTTTCTACCTTTTCTTCTTTCTCTGTGATATTCATCTTGATCATCAAAATCTTCATCAAAATGATGTATTGATGATTCGGTTTTTTCTCCTTGCATATTTCTAATTGCGGTGTTTGCATATGCTCCACCTAAATAAGCTTGAAATGCGTCACCAAAATTATCATATCCTTCAGACATTTCAGGTTCTTGTGGTGGTTCAGGGGCAACTTCAGTTTCCTCAACATCAACTTCTTCTTCTTCACCACTATCTTCACCTTCTTCTTCAATACCTTCTAATTTATTAATGATTTGTTCAATATCGTCTTCATCTAAAACATCAACATCAATTGCCGATAAAATAGAATTAATAATATATTTGATATCTTTAGGGTCTAACTCTTTTTCTTCTTCGTATGATCTAATTTTTTGGGCTAATTTTCCCGTTAAAATTTGAATTCTTTTTAGATCTGAAATTTTCTTCTCTTTAGGTTTTTTTTCAACCTCAACATCAATTTCCTCTTCTTCATCAGGCATCGGTGGTTCTTCTGCACCTCCCATATCAGGCATTGGTGGTTCTTCTGCACCTCCCATATCCGGCATCGGTGGTTCTTCCGCACCTCCCATATCAGGCATTGGTGGTTCTTCTGCACCTCCCATATCAGGCATTGGTGGTTCTTCTGCACCTCCCATATCAGGCATTGGTGGAGTTGGTTCAACAGGTGGTGCGGGTGCAGGTTCTTCTGTGGGTTTTGGTTTTTTAGTTTTTAGTACGAACTTTTTTTTTTGCTCCCCTAAAAGTGATGTCCCTTCGTGATTTTCAAATAACGTGTTGATCTCTTTAGTCATAAGATTCAAACGTCTTAAAGCTTGTGAATAAGAAGAATAGTATTTTCTTCCTTTCATTGGTTCAATATATTCTGATTGAGACTCGTTAATAGTTTTTTTTACGATATATCCTTGTCTTTCTTTGATAATCTCATAAGTATTACCATCAGCCAAACTAATTTTATATTCTGTTGATTGAATATCATTATTATTTTGTGGTATGTTTTCATTATAACGAGCAATTTCCATTATTCGTTTAATTTTATCCATTCCCTCTAATTTTTCGCTACCAATAGGTTTAATTCCTGACATAATTATTTTTGTATTATGAATTATTTTTTCTTAATAAATATATCAATAAATATAATTATTTTAATTTATGTTTTTTTATTGTTTCATTGATAGACCTTTTTCCAAAACTTTGTGTGAAGCGTCCATTAATTTTTCTAAATAACCATTCCTTCTTAATATTTTAAACACCAAATTTTCTGATGAATATTCACCATCTTTCTCAAGCCCACAGGTTCTAAACTTTTTTATTTTTTCTTTATACTTGGAAATTAACTCTTTTGCGTCATCAATAGATTCACCTTCAATATTTTCTAATACACCATCAATAATTTCCATCCATTGTTTCGCCTTTCTTTCAATGGTGTTTTTATCAATTTTAACTTTTTCTTTTTGGGGTTCGTTTTGCCAATCATTATATAGTAAAGAGTATACACCACTTGAAAAATGTGCTTCATCTTCAGACTCAACGTATAGTTCTGCTTCGTAACCAAATATTCTAATATCGTGGTTTTTGTTGAATATTGCCTTCTTTAACATAAACAATTCTTTATATAATTCAACATGTGATGGTGGGAATTGGTTAAAGTTTGCGATAATGTGAATATCAAAATCTGAATACTTTGACCAATTGTAATTTGCTAATGATCCTGTTAAAACAATATCTGTAACAACAATTTCAATTTTTAAAAAATCAATAAATTCGTTAGCAATCTCTAACAATCGTTCTCTAACTTCAGGTTTCATTTTATATGAGTTACCTTCCTTGTCCCAAATTTTTGGATTTAGTTCATTTTGAGGTTTAAAACTTTTAATAATTTCAGAAGTATTCATAACAATAAATACTTAGAAATTAAAGTTTTCTATAAGTGTGGGCTTTTGATATATTTTTGTTAAAAAAATTTCCTTGAGATTCTGCAGATCTAAATGAGGTATATAGTTGATGAGGGACATCGTTATATTCATATCTGACTCCGTTTTTAAACTCGGCAATCATTTTTTTGGTTATTGTATCATATTGTGTTCTAACAATATTTGATGATTGAACTTCATTTAAAATTGTAGTTCCGCTAATTATCTCGCTCGTTATTGCCATCTGGTTCTCTTAATGGGGTTATGTCATCTATATGACTAAGTTTATCCATAATATAATAATGAACTTCGTCTCTGTCAACATCAAAACCATAATCTTTAATTATTTGAAAAATCTCACGCATTTTTGGTTGGAATTTAGAATGTAAAAACATTAAGTCATTTGGATAATATGGAGGTCTTTCAATATCTTTTTGTGTCCAACCTTCTCTTTGAAAGATTTCTCTAATTTTGAAATATGTATTTTCTAACTCTCTTGTTAATTCTAAAGTTTCCGCGAATTTTTTCCAACTTTCCATAACTATAAATATACGAAAAAAAAAATCCACCGATGAGGTGGATTTAATAATTTATAATTTTGTTTTAGTCTTTTTGTGTTGGCGAGTTA